TGATGGATCTACTTTGCGAATAGAAACAAGAACAGGTAGTGTATTGTCCTTTGTTGCAAAGAACAAGTCAAGTTTTGTCAAATATGCTCCAGAAGCACCCGTGATGAAACTATCCGATGTTTCATCGTAATCAAAGGCTGCTACTTTAAAAGTTTGAGCGAAAGGATTTGCCATTGTTTATTTACCTATTTTTAAATTGCCATCATCGCGCCGCGCCGATTGCGCCGCCAACGCCGTCGCCCCATGAGACCGATATAGGCGCACCAGTTACTGAGTCAGCACCAGCACCTATATCTACTGAACTATCTGTTGAAGCCGTAATCCAACCACCTATCGACCAAGTTGTTCCAAAATCTGTAGTAAACGCCACTTCAGATATACCACCTGGATCAACCGAAGTCACTGCGTTTTGTGTAACGTTATTGGTGATATTATTAGTCTTATCTACAACGTTGTCAGCAACAGGTACTCTTGTTTCTACAAGTTCAATTTCTCTTGTTGAAACAACAGTTCTTTGTTGTGTGAAAGAAAGACCTGAAGTAGAGTAGGTTGCTTCCGCAATTGAAAGTGGGAAACCAACTCTTGATGTGTTATTATTTCTTTCATCAACAAGTCTAAAAGTCAACGAACCTGATGGGAATTTTAGAGAAGAATCTGCTGGAATTCTAAATTGACCATAAAGATCACCACTCGCATCAGTCAACAATGAACCACCATAAGCAGCAGTATTTGCATAAGAACTATCGGTTGGGCGACAATATGTTTGAACATCTCTACCATCAAAGAATGCATAGTGCCTTGTGCTTGGTCGCAATCCGATAGCACGGAAGTTAATCACACGTGAGCGCATGTATGGAACAATGTTAATATCTCGAATAGATTCACCAAGATCTGTTTCGATTAACTGACCTGCTTGAATAGTAAATCCAGTTCTTGATGTGTTCGTATCTATAACTGCCGTACTAAAGTCGCGTGCAACAGATTCATTAATTCTACCAATGTTTTCCCAACTTCCCCATATCAAATTCGCGGAATTCACGTTGTTTATAAGCGCGTCAGAAATGTTACCAAAATCAACTTGGACTGTTGGCTTCTGTACAGTATCTTTCCAGAAATCTGTAGCAGGATCTAGAATTAATCTACCACCTTCATAACCATAGAATGCTGTAGTAAGATTACGAGTAGTAGAAGACTTGGATTGATTCGTTGCGAGGTAATGACTGTAATCTAATGTTACAAGTTTACCAGCACTTGGTCGCGATACCGCAGTTACGTTTTGTGATTGCCCAGAAAGCGCTCCAACAGCATTTGCTCCTGTTGTAAATGTGCCAGTCTCTTGTTCAACATAAAGTTTGTCGTCAACCTGATAACGTAGTGTTCCTGAGTTGCCACCTTGACTGATAGTTTCTCCGGCAGTATATGTTACAGAACCGCTTGCAATCGTGAGAATAACATCAGTCATTGTACGAGTAGTGCCACTTGAGGCAGCTGCATCATAAAGTAACTCTACTGAGTCAGTCTTAAACTGTGGACGAAGTTCTTTCTTTTGGCGATCAATCGCAACTTTGAAGTCTTCAGCGCGATAGTCGGATGTTGTAAAGTCTACGAAATTATCAACAACGAATCCATTCTTGAATCTATCAACACCTGATGCTCCTGCGATAAACGTATTTTTTGTATCGCTTTCAAGTAATGATAACGAAGTATAGTATTCTAGATTATCGATTCTTTCTTCTAGACTACGAATATCTTTCATTGTATAACGACGAACGCGAGTAGGTTCAGTCTTAACTGCTAGATCACTTCTACCATTCTTATGAGTAGCAGTGCTAATACTCGCTGCTGTATCCAAGTCTAATGATGGATATGGCGAAACGTTTAGAATAGCAAGACTCATCGCATCTGCTGGTGGATTTGGAGTTTTAGGATTGGCTTCTGGCGTACCTTCGACAATTCTAAATCCACCATTTTCAGTAAGTGTAAGTCTATCTTTACGAGGTAGATAGTTTTCATAGTCTACAATAAAGTCTTCATCAGGAACTGAGAATCTAAGACCACCCGAAGGTTCAATAATTGCTGACGAAATATCTGGATTTATGCTGATACCAGTAAGTGTCGTTGTATCAGTTGCAGTATCAGTAATACGTGGGCGAATATCGATATGATTTCTTAGATCGTAACGAACACCTGTTGTCTTTGACTGGTAAATAGGAATCTCAGCAGTCTGAATAGCATTTGGATTTGCTGGATTTGAGTCATCAATAGGATAAGAGTCAACTGATAGGTAACCGATGCCTGATGAAGTATCATGCGTAAAGTAATCGAACTTAACAAGGTAAACATTGCCGTTTGCAACACTATGAGTTGCGCCTGGTTTGATGTTTAGTTTCGCGTGGTCGTAGTAACCATCTTTCATACCAGTATCAAGTTCGAACTGATTCGTTACATCTGTGCCATCACTTGTCGTAGAAAATGAGGTATTATCAGTGCGAACGCGAACTTCTTTTAACTTGAAACCATCTGACATACCAAGTGGCCAAGGTCCACTAAGACCTGGCGAACCTTGGTTAACATTCGCGAAAGCTCGTGAGACGTTTAACTCAACATAACGATCTTTCTTAATAACCTTAGAGATTTCTTGTTGATCGACTTTCTTAAGATTACAAATTAACTTACCAGTTACAGAACCACTAATCGTTTCTTGAATATCAAAGTCAGCAGAGTTAACAGTGTTAATTGTAATCGTTCTCGCAGCAGCATCACCACCAACACCGTTGAATGATATTACTTGACCATTAGTAAATGATTTGTTAACATCGCCTGAACCAGTTCCTGGAACAGAATTACCAAATACATTTAGAGAAGTAGTTCCAATGCCAGAAACTACAAGAGTATTTGCGACACCATCAATTGTAATTCTATCACCGACGTTATACTTCGTATCTGCTGAACTTAATCCAGTAATCGTGTTAGCGCCAGCAGTTTTTGATGCGCCAGTGTCAACCGCAGAAGCACTCGTAGCAGTACCAGTAAGAACAAGATAAAAGTTTTCTCTTTCTTGTGCACTATTTAAAGCACCAACTGAGAAAGGAAACTGCTCATTAGATGGTGTTACTGTAAGAGTAAACTGTCCATTAGTATCAATGGTAACATCGAATGATCTATGGAATCTAAACTCGTTATCGATAACGCCTGAACCATCGCGAATTCTTTTAATTGCTGTTCCACCAGTATTAAAGATAGCGCGATTAAATTCTGAATCAGTTAATGAAGCATCGCCACCAGCGTCGAGTACGATGTCAGCAAATCCATCATCTGAACCATTATCATAATGAATACCACGCACATAGTTAAATGAGTTGGCAGACATTTGAATGTCATAAAGATATAGATATTGTTGACCAGATGGTGTGCCTTTTTTTCCCGAAGCATACTTGATTGATCGAACTCGTGCTTCACCAATCTTATTCCTACCTGTAATCGAAGAAGCAGAAAATGTATTATTTGAAATAGCGTTGAATTCTGAATCATATAGATCAACTACGTCGTGTCCATTTACATCCCAAGTTCCTACAACGTTGTCTACAGTAGTATAATTACCATAGTTTGCAGGAATAGAAATATCAGAAACTTCTTCTACTGACGTTCCCTTATTGTATGCAACGTAGTGTGTTTTATTTGTAGAAAGTTGGCGACCTTTAACGTATGCTTTGCCTGGAGAAATACCAGCAACTAATAGATTAGTATTACCACCGTTGCCAGAAAGAACGAGACCACCATTCGTGCCATTATTTAAATGTGGACGACTAAAGATATTCATTCCTTCAACGATATAGTTTCCTGATTCGTCAAAGGTTCTTTCTGAAATATATTTGTCAATCAATGAATATGTTGATTGAGATGTAGCTCCAGTACTAATACGACCTTGATCAAAACGGAGTTTCTCAACATAGTTTGGAGAACCTGTATCTGTTAGTTCTTTGACCGTAAGCGTAGGTGTAAGTTTAAGTCTATCAGCACCAGGAGCAGCATAGTTTCTTGCGCCACGAGCTGGATCCAATAGAGTTGAGTCTGTATCTGAATCAGTAAGACTTTCAACAATGTTAAATCCGACTGATTTATTTGGAAAGATTGTATATCTACCAACAATCGTATTCGCAGCGGGAACGTATATGAAATGGTCCTTACTGAAAAGAATACCAGACTTAAACTCTACTTTGAGAGCAGAACCCACAACACTCGTGGATTGTACACCTTCTGTGATAACGTTCGCTGAAACTCCAGTGCCAGTAAGTTGTTCTCCACTCACAAAAACAGTATTTGCGCCGTCTGAAGAACCACTTAGATACTTAACATAGAGTGTTTTTGTATTCGGGCTACCTGCTTCAGAACCATCAAGAACATTTACAACCGTTGCTGAAACGCCAGAAGTACCACCAGTAATCGTAACATTTACAAAGTCATCTACATCTACTTCAGTAAGACCGCTATCATTATCGCGAATCTTAACGTACTGAATTTTTTCTTGTGTGTCTTCTAAACCTAAAACAGAAGCACCTTCTTTAAACACATGCTCTGCAAATCTATCGATTTGATTTTGCAGCATTGTTTGAATTTGAGTAAGTTCACGTGCCTGAACAGCAAGACCTGGCTGAAACAGAATCCTTCTAAAATTCTTTGTCTCATCAAAATCGTCGTAATATGGATCGACGTTTAGATTTGTCTGAAGTGATACTGTATTTGCAAGCGTCATGGAAAAACCTTTAGAATCTTACGATTAGTTTGAAATCTTCTGTCTGTTGGAATTCTCTTTCAATTGGAACTAAATTCTCCAGATATAACAGTTGACCTGTGTAACTATTTATAAGTGGATTTGTCACACTTGAAACTAATCCTGTTACTGAAGAACCTGCTCCAGTCACAATGTCCGAGGTAGAAAATGTGCCATTTGAATAATTAACTTTGAGAACACCAGTAGTACTTGCTCCATTGGTATTCGAAAAAGCTACAACCTTTGCTGTTGCTCCTGATACACTACCAGTGATTACTTCATCTTGATCAAATGCACCGCTGCTTGTAACAGAAGTTAGATTTAAATTCAAAGTTAAATCATATGAACTTGCGTTGGCAACTGCTCCACCTGCAACTAAAGTTGGATTTTTCAATAATCCCCACTCACGAAAATCGTTTACAATTGGGAAGTTGAGATCATTATTACTTACAATCTGAACGCTAGTCATTACATAGTCGGATTTAAACTCATTTACTGCATCAGAACCATGACCACCAAGAGGTGGAATATATGCAACTGCAGTAGCGCCACTTCCGTGAGAAGTGTTTGCTGTAACCGTCACGTCTGCGCGACTGTAATTTGCACCAACATTTACCATTGTGACTTTATTCACAGAACCATCTATAGCGTTAGTATTAGCATAAGCTGTTGCTGTTGTACTACCATCGCCAATTACAGTTACTTTTGGTCCAATTAGATATGTTGATGATGTAGTTGGAGTTACATCAAATGCACTATTGATTGTAATAGTTTTTGTTGCACCATTGTAATCTACGATGTTTTTAAGTTCACCGTTACCTGGACCACTCGTAATAAAAACGCTAGAATCATTGTAAATATTATCGATACCACTCGCGCTTGCGTTTAATGTCATTGTTGTGGTTGTTGGTACAGAGAAAAAGGTACCATTTGATTGTAAATAACTACTTCCCGATGATATAATATCAATTACTTGAATTGATCCGTTTGAAGCAGCTTGTTGTACATTCCACTGTTGAGAACCATCAGAAGAAGTTAAAGTTTTAATGGGAATAAACTGAGTGTTCATAAACTTCGTGCGATCTGCACTCGTCACAGTATACATGTATTTCCAAATATAACCATCAGCAGTGTTTAACAAACTAGTGGAGGTTCCAGTCGGTTTTACAGTTGATGTTGCTGCTTTATTATTGAAAAGACACTTGTATACATTATAATCATCCGTCATTACATAAAGAGTATTTGCTGCAGATGGATCAGCAAAAAGAGTAGAACTTGTACTATCATATTGACGATAAATTGTATTGTTAGCCCAATTGTATCTTTTAATAGCAAAAGATACGTCAGATGCTACAATTTTCTTCGCCGCAATAACATTACGCCAGTAACCAAATTCTGTATAATTTACAGAACCATCTACAGATGGAGGAGCCGCATCATTTGGCCACGCAGTAATTCTACCGACGAAGATATAATTCTTGTCGTTACCATCCGTTAAAGATGTGTAGAAATTCGTAGCCGCAGCATTATGAAAAAAGCTGGTTACTAGATTAGTCATGACAATCCATTAAGCTGAAGCAGTGTAACTTACGTTGAGTGTATCGCCGTTACCTAAAACTTTATCGCCACCACTGAATAAACCAGCGGAATAAAGAATGTCATCAGCGCCGCCATTTGTGGTACGAGTTTTTGTGTTATTACTGCAAAGGAACGCGCCTTTAACAGTTACTGAAGCATTAATTGAGAATGCTACGTCAGATGAAGTAGCCTTACTTCCACTACTAGCAGCAGCAAAGGTTGGAGTCTGCCGAGTACCTTCTGTGTATACGTTAGCTTCTAACCAACCAGCGTGAGATGCGGCAGTATCGCCAACTGCAACCGCTGAATATGAATCATTGTCAATAAGACCCATTGACCATACAGCAGTATAAGCAGAACCTGCGAGATAGTTATCTAGAAGATCATTTTTACCCTGAGTAGTAACAAGATTACTAAAAGTGTCTTCCCACTTTAGATTTCCATCTTTGTCGTAACATTTTGCGGTATAAAAACCAGTTAAATTAACATTCTCATGATGCGATGCACCACGAGTCACGGTAGCATCTGTGACATCATTACTATGAATCTTTTCCATTTTTACCTCCAAGAAAAAGAATTTGTTTATTATTTATAATCATTTATACTGTTTGTAGGAATGCATTTGCAGTTAATGGTAGATAGTCAGTTGTAAGTTTCAGTGAACTATTAGAACCAATCTTATCTACTGTAAATACTGTGGTATTGGCTGGAGCAGTGATTGGATTAATCACGATGCTACCAGAAACTGAGAAGTCAACATCTAGTGAACCAACACCATCTGCATTAGTTCCGTTCGGTGCATGGTATAGAACAAGTCTTGCTGTATCATCAAAGTCACCAGAAGTATAACTGCTGAAGTAGTAAGCAGGTACATCACTAAATGCGCCAATGGTGCTATTCGCGAATTGAACGTTCGCATAGTCGCCACTAAATGTATATATTGAACCTGTAAGAGCGTCTGCGCTTGTTACAGATTCACTGATTGCGCTAACACCAGTGTAAATAGCTGATAACGAATCAGCAGCAGTTACGGGTTCAACTACACCAATATACTCAGGAGCATCAGTTGGTGTTACAGATTCGGTAATACCCTGTGAGGCAGAAACATAAGTACCCACAAGAGTATCTGTTGATGTAACAGACTCAGTAATACCTTGCGTTCCAGATACATAAGTTGCATCTGGAACATCAGCAGCTGTGATAGATTCTGTAACATCCTCTTCAGGTTGACCAGTAACATATGTAGCATCAGTTGTCTCTGCTGCAGTAACGGATTCACTAATTGCATCATCCGCACTCCTAAGACCAGTAAGACTATCAGAGAGTGTAATAGTTTCTGATTGATCTTGTGCTGCTGTAATCATTGTAGCAGAAATTGATTCGCTTGAAGTAATAGTTTCAGCAATATCTTGAAATGTGTTTACAACAACATCACTCGTAACTGTAATTAAATTATTAATTGAACTAGAAATATTGACTCTGGCGAAAAGTTCAGTTCCTACAGGATGTATCAGATTTTTAACAAGTTTCTTATATGTCTTCAGGAATTGCGTGCTTTGAATCTCATATGAAAATTCTTGATAATAGAAATTGTCTTGTAGTTTTTTATCCCAACTTAACCAACCACGCGTATCAGTATAACCACCTGGATATTCAATAATACCGCTTACTGTTGGCAATCCAGTTGCGTTTTGTGCAGATCGTGTAATATTAGTTATAGTTACATCTTGCCCCTTACGATAACTTGTTCCCAAATTAATCACAGATGCGTCAACAATGGAACCCGTTGTATATCTAGACTGTATATCAGCGTTGTCGCCTTTAATACCACCACTTCCATCTGATATGTTTTGACTTGCTACAGGATAATAGATAACAGAAGTTGTAGGCAAGGATGCATCATATCCAGTTCCATAGTTTGTTGTTGTAACAGTTGCTATGGAACCCGTAAGAACATTAGCGTAAGAAAATGATGCATTTAAATACGAAGAGACATTTGAACTTGCTAAGTTTGCACTAACTGAAGTTGTGTTTGCTCCTAATGAAACAAATGTTGGACCTGTATTCAACACTACAGGAGCCATAGGTTCAATAATATCTTCGGCAATTTCGATTAGTTCAGTATTATTTAAACTTGTAACTTCCCAAAATGCTCCAGTGCCAGAACCACCCGTTACAGTAACAGTTGAATTTAACGCATAACCAGAACCACCATCAACAACATAAAACTCAACTGAATTATCGTCTGTTACTTCTAATACACGCCCGGTTGCACCAGAACCTGATGCTGATGTATATGTGATACTATCACCAACTTGATGCCTAGCACCACCATCAGTAATTGTTATATCTTGTAATGGACCGCTTGTGTTGTAAATGGTTGCGGTAATACTTGAGTCTGAGTTTCGTATTACTTCGCCATCAGCAAAAGTTCCAATGATACTCGTTAAGAAAAGTTCTTCAATAGGAACACCAAATTCTACTGCGCCGATAATTCGATCCACATAACCTGTAGCGCCAGATGTTACCCCTGTAATTTTAAAACCAACTAGATTAGCAATTGTGCCTGTTTTAGGATCTCCAACTCGAACTGAAGACTCTTTAACCCAGTTACCATCAGAAGCACGGAGAATATCTTCGCCAGGATAATAAAAATCAATTTCTTCATTGTATAACAATCTAAACAAAAGACGGTAAGAAAGTTCATCGCCCTTTGAACGGTATAAGTCCTTGATTTGTTTTGATAATTTTGTCTTGTCTGTTAATACTGAACGAGGTAGTGAACTCATGATTTCACGATGGAAATATTCGAAATACTTGTCGTAAGTATTATCAAGGTCTTGATAGTTTAACAGATTCTTAGAAACTTCGATAGCGTTGTTTGATTGCTCAAGCCACTGATAGTATGCTTTTACAAACGCAACAAGATTGGGTCCTTCGTCGCGAACGAAGTCCGGAAACTGTTGCTCTACAACATTCGATGTTTTCTTAGATGTAGCCATGTTTAATATACAATCGAGTTAATACCTGTTTCTACTGTATCAGTAGTAACGCCTGTTGTAGTAGCAGTAACTGTTGCAGCCACGAGTTGATTCGTTGCTTCGTCCGTGACACTTACGCCAGCGCCAGAAATAAGTAGAATCTGATTACGTACAGCGTTGACATCTAGTTCTCTTGGCTCAGCGAAAATACTCAGATATGAGCCTGAATATGCAGAAATATTGAAACCAAGCAGAGTTACGACACCAGTTTCATAATTTACTGTACCAGCAGTTGATGTTAGATATGTTCTAACGTTAGATGAATTGAAATAATAGACGCGAATGTTTCCTGCACCATCATCGTCTAGATAACAAGTTCTGCCTTGATACGTAAACGAAGATGAACGAATCGTGTACTGATGCCCACTATGAGGTGCATATAACTTATTATTGAAAACAATCGTATAGTTAATCGCAGTACCCGTTGTCGGAATAAATCTCTTCTCGATTTCGAGTGTGGTATTATTGCCAGTGATTGCAGTATTTGAATCGTCGATTGCTTCAACGAACTTAGAGTATCTGAACTTATTGGCTTCAAAGGTGCCGAGATTATTCGTTTCGTAACTTACAATCGCTGCTAAAGCATTTTGTTGAATCGTTGAAGCTGAATCAGTAGTGTTGTCTGAATTGTAGAATACTTTAATTGTAGGTACGACATATAAGAAGAAAGCATCGACAAACTCAATCTCTGTTGTGACGACGTTGTACTTCTTGAGTTCAGTTTTCAGTGTATTTTTTCTATCAGCTGTGATAACAGCACCAGATGTTGGTTTGACTGAAACGTAAACTTTACCGTAGATGGGAGGATCATTTTCTTCACCACCCCACACATTTACAGATGAAAAATCGCCGTTGTCGCGAAGAATGATTCTCTTGTAGTCTTCCGCTGTTACAGCGCGATTCTGAGTCTCAAAGTTCTTTGGTGCATTGAACTTAATAGACTCAATCGTTTCTGCTGCTGCTCCACCAGAAGTTGAACCATTTACAGTAACAGTAAAAGTGGATGAACCGCCCAGCGTGCTTGGATTTGTAAACGTCGAGATATCGTTACCATCTGCGCCATTACAAACGCGATATTCAATGATTACAATGTTACCGTTCGTGAGTGCTTTGCCTAGAACCCCATCGCCGAAATAGATTTCATACTCTTGATCTTCTGATTCTTGTAGAAAGTAAACAGTTGATGTTGCTGAAACTTCCGTCAAATCAGTTGCTAGTGTATATGTTGTCGTTGTCAGATCAACTGCTGATTCTTGAACAGTAACTTTAATTGAAGTTGTATCAGCATTAGCATTCGGCAAAAGATACTTAACTGGATTCGCAGTTGAAACTGTATATCTCTGAGTAAGAGGGCGACCCTCTGTAATTGTAATCGTGCCTGAATAACTAGCATCTGATGTAAGTATGTAATCTTGTGGTGTTACGAAAATGTATTCTTCACCATCAACGGTTGCCGTGAACTCGGTGTTTTTTGATACTGTGACAGAAGCTGGTGAGCCTGATGGTGTAATTGCAACCGTCAAAGTAGTTGAAGCGCCTCGTGCTGATCTTGGCGTATAACTCAACATCTTTGCTCTTGACACAACACTATCACGAAGCTGAGCAGAGTCAAGAAACATTTCGTTGCCGACCATGCTTGAATAGAATGCGTTTTGATATGTGTTATAAGATAGCAAATCAAGCAGTATATTAATTGTTGAACCTTCAAAGTTATAGTCTGAAAACTCTGACCTACTTGAAAGGTAATTCTTCAGAGACTGTTTAATGTCATCGAAATCTAATTCAGTAACACTGATAGTTGAGGTTGCCATTATCGAACTCTCTCTAATAATACGTTTACGGCGATAGGTTCAGAACTGTTTCGAAGTCTAAAAATGATTGTAACGTTGAGTGAATTTAAATCTTCGTTTGGATTTACTATGACATCATCTACAATTGCTCTTGGTTCATAATTTTTCAGCGCTTGTCTGATATTTTTCGAAACATTGTATTCTGTAATAGGAGTCATATTCTCAAATAACTGAGAGGTTACATCTCCTCCAAAAAAAGGATTATATGGTCTTTCATAAAAGTTTGTGAGAACGATGTTCTTTACACTTTGTTTAATAGCATCAGCATTCGTCAATAACTTCACATTACCAGTTACAGGATGTGCGTTAAAACTGAGTGGTATGTCATTAAATACAGTTTCGCTAATTTGAGGCATCATCTTACCCTGTTTTTGTATTATTTATAATGACTAATCTAAGCATTTGTTGTTATTCCAGTCAAATTTAACACAAGGGGTTTTACTAGCAATCGCAGCAGAAACAGGCGCTGGTTCCCCTCCACCTTCACCACCATTACAAAAAACATTACCCGATGATGATTTTGCAGCGTTCGGAACCCAACTACCATGCCCACCCGTAGCATCCCCTAAACGATGAACTGCGATGTTATTTACAAAAACATTCGGACTTCCTTGTGCTGCTGGATCACCACACGCCGTAGTGTCACCTATACGAACTACAGCTGCTCCATTTACAAAAACATTCGGAGAGCCAACCACATATTTCGTTGCATGAAATGGATTAGGCGTAGGGCTAGCATGACCTATGTGACTATCTAATCCGACACGAACAACACCAGGCATACTAACTATCCTTGTTGAAGTCTATTCGGTTCGCTGTAATATCAATATTACCATCAACCTTCCAAATTACATCGCCTTTAGCATATTGATAAATGTTATTCGCGTTTATTACAACATCTCCATTTGGATAAATTTCTAAAAAGGTACCAGATTTATGATAAATGTGAACACGTTCAGATCCTGGACTATCATCAAACTCTATTAGATGACCTGACTCAGAACGATAGGTATGATTTTTTGGATACACTGCTGCGTATGGATCAGCAGGAAATCCATCGGGGAGAGTTTTCGTTATATTATTTGTTCCACGTGCTCTTTGATCAACGTCTGGTTCGTTTAATCTGTTAGGATATGTTCCATTCGGATCATTGAAACCCTTTGTTGTATCTACAGCCTGTGTAGGTATGCCAGCTATTGAACCCATAATGATAGGTCGTTGTGCGTCTTTGCCATCCATAAAGAAACCAACAACCCATGAACCTTCTACGAGTCCAGTAGGCGAACGACCGATATCACCCATCGCTGCTGAAGTTATTGGTTGCATGGGTTGCGCCCATGGTAAATCTTCTGTCGGGACTTGATTCTTTACTTCTGTATGCCATCCATAACATCTCACACGCACGCGACCGAGTTGTAGTGGATCATTGCGATCTTCTACAACTCCAAAAAACCAAACAAACTCTTCGCCTAAATTTTTCATTACTCTACCTCAATCGCCTTTTGCGCGTAAGTATCTTTCACACATTCAAAAAGAGTAAAGAAGACGTTATCTTCTTTTTGATAGGTGTGACGAATAGTAGTAATTAAGAAACGATTTCCATATAACAAATTTTCTTTTTTAAGAAAATCTTCATTTTGAGTTGATTGTAAAATGTGAATGTTTACGATCTGACCAATCTCAAGATTTACATTGCCTGGTACTGCTACATTTAAAACTATGTTGTTCAACTTTATTCTAGATGCTAAATCATATTTCATTTTCTTATGAAGCAATCGAGGATTTTTAATTTGTGAATCAGTTTCAACAGCATTTCTTAGATATGAAAGTTGATTATAATTTTCGCCTATGTTAGATAGAATATAGTATTCAGCTGGAGTACCTGCATCTTTAATTAAAAAGGAATCATCTGCTATTAAATATGACGAGTCAAAAGATTTTTTATCTTGTTCAATATGAGACATTTTTGAGAAGTCTCTACTATATAAAAAGTTATCTGTTGTAAATTTTTTAAGTATAGGATCTATTGATTTAATTTTATTGGAATATAATCCAGCGTTTATATTCTTCAAAGTATTAAATTGATTTACAAAATCTAAATTGTTAATCTTTTGATAATCATGAATTTTTTCTCCAGTAACAGTATTCTCTTGTTCTGCCGATGCTTCATGAAAATAGAAATCATCTACTGCTTTGGCTGTTAACAAACTGTCAAAAGTTTGAAAATACCACCCATTTTCTCTTTGAAAGAATACAAAATTTGATGATTTGCTCAACTCGTTTTTCGAAATCGCCTCAGTGCAAAGATAATCAATCGCATCATATGGTTTTTTACCATTAAAAATAACTGATGTGCTATTCAGAGTGTCTGATATAATCAGTTCTCTTTCTCTTTTTTCTATGATGGCTTCAGAATCATTGGGCTTTAGAAAGTTGTTGTAAATTCTCTTAATAACCGTCGAAATAGGTAAGTTTGCATATGATTTGTCGATTACCTTTCTCTCGTTGTTTATGATTTCATGAGAAGCGCCATGAATTACATAACCCTCAGCTCTTTGTTCAAATTTCTTTCGATCAGTGATTGAATAAATTTGAAAAATGTACTTGAGAGTTCTTTTCTCTGTTGGAGTAGTAAATGAAATATAAAAAGTTTCGTTTCCAATGATTGGCACTAACTCAATTAAACCATTTGAGTCGATCACAAATAATTCACACCTGATACCCTTATTGTAGATATCGTGATAGATGCTTACCTCTAACACGACATCGCGAATATCAAGTTCTTTTCCTTTATGGTTTAAGAGAACGCATGACTCAAGTTTTATAACATTTGGTCTGTACGTTTCAGTGGTTTGTGATTGAGTCATTAGTCAAAAATACTTTTTGTTTCATTTAACAACTTTGTAATGTAATCTTTATGAAGCACTTTAATAGTTCTCTTTGAATCATTGAGATCTACTTCATAATCATAGTTTGATACTTCTCTTTTTTCAGAAGCAGAAAGACCGGCATACGTAGTAGAGTCAACTTCAAGTTTCTTTTCTTTGATTATAGTTCCATCAGATAACTTTGAAGATGATTGATAAATCCATTCATAATGATGGACTGTATTCATAGCTGATTCTATAGAACCATATTTGTTAGCTACAAAGTTTACAAAATCTTGATAGTTTAAAGGTAAATCATATACAGGATCTAAGATATCGTTTGTAATAAACAAAACCCAATCAAGCGTAGAATCCCCATAATATCTATCAGCTATATATTGAACTGTTTGCCCTTCTCTGATATCATGAGTGTAGTAAAGAGCTGTATTATTTTTCAACGCTTCTAATAACTTAAATCTGACAAGAGGATTCTGTATAGTTCTAATAGTTCCATTTCTCTGAAGATCGTAATCTATAGTAGGGAAATTTTCAAAAAAGTGTGGCATTCGAATTACCTATTTTGACTCTTGATATTTTCTTTCGTAATAACAGTAACTTCTTGGAAAGTAGCATCGATATTAACTGACACTGGAGCTTTTGTGTCGTTAATGTTGTGATATAATGGTTGACCTTCAGCGTGATAAGTTGCCTGAAATGATGTTAATACAGATGGACCAATGTTAAAAAGATAATCTTCATATCGAAAATCAATTTCAAATTGTTCTGGATATGAAAAAAAATACTGATTGGATGGAATATCAGGAGAAGAATGATATTTGAAAAGATGTATTATCTGTTTGATTTTTTCTTGTTCGTCAACATTTTTAGGTAGTAACTTCCACGTAAACTGATGAGTTCTGAATTGAGGTGAGTCATATAACATTGCCATATAGGGATTTCTAGCAAGACCAGCTCCTGCTACAGCTCCTTTAAGCGCTTGTCCTGCTGCAGCTCCTGTTATCGCGCCTCCAATTCCGCCGATTGTTCCACCTACTAAAGCTGTTACGTTTTCTTCAGCTGCTTGTAATCCATAATATTGAGCGACGGATTTGAAATCAATCCCTTTAACTTTATCAATAAGCGATTGAAGATTTCCACCGGCACCAGCTGCACCAAAAGCGGCTCCTGCAAGACCAGCAACACCAATTCCTTCACTGTTATATGATTGAGTATACTGAGTTGCTAAATTTAAAGGTATTGGAAGAAAAATTCTAGCTATATCATTTTTCAAAGGAAAATCATTCTTTCTACGAAATTCTTGTTTGTTAATACGAAAAGCCATCCAATGTTCAACTTCTTCGATATTATTCGGAAAAGACCATGTGTTTACGCTACCAGAGTTTTGTAGAGCTGACTCTAAATCCCCTCTATCTGGACGAGCTTGGGTTCGATAAGTTTCTTGTAACGCTCTTACATCTACCATCGAATAAATATCCTTTTAAGCAGCATTTATATTATTTATAATGAAAACTCTCAAAGGTCGTTACAGACCCACAAACCCAGCAAAATACATTGGTGATCCTACGAACATCATTTATCGTAGTTCGTGGGAACTAAAGTTTATGAAATGGTGCGACTTTCGTGAAGATGTTGTTCAGTGGCAATCAGAAGAGTTTTGCATTCCATACAAACATCCCATAGACGGAAAAGTCCATCGTTATTTTCCCGACTTTCTCATTAAAGTAAAAAACAATAGCGGGATCATAGAGACTTTAGTTATTGAAGTCAAACCCGCGAATCAGACGAAAGAGCCTAAATCTCAGAAGAATAAAACGAGGAAATATCTAAACGAAGTCAAAACATATGCCGTAAATCGATACAAGTGGGATTATGCTAAAGTTTGGTGTGAGAATCGCGGGTATCGTTTTATGATAATCACTGAGAATGAACTATTCGCGAGAAAAAATGGTTGATTTTCATTATAAATAATGAAAAGGAGCACCAATGGTCGCATATGTTTTTGATAGATTGTTAACTCAGGGAGTAAGAGCAGGAAAGATACCAGCTAGAACTCGTGAATCTCGTGATTGGTTTAGAGAAAAAGCAGCGTCTACTCGTATTACACCAAATCGTTTCGTGAGCGAAGCGAGTAAGAAAGAAGGTGGTAGTGCGTTAACGAATAAAATACTTCCTGGACGCATGTATGCTTTCTTCTACAATCCTAAACATCGTGCGACGTTGCCATATTATGATAGATTTCCATTAATTTTTATGGTAAGCAAAGCGGAAGATGGTTTTTATGGTATTAACTTACACTATCTACCACCAGAATTGCGTGCAAGATTAATGGATGCATTATACGATTTGACTAATAACAAGAAATTTGATGAGACAACTAAACTTCGCATGAGTTATGATATATTAAAACAGGCAACAAAATTTCGCTGGTTCAAACCTACATTTAAAAGATATCTATCTAGTCATGTGAATGGACGTTTTGTTTATATAGATTCTGTAGAGTGGGATATGGCGTTATTTCTACCGACTGAGCGATTCGTGAAAGCAAACAAATCTGCTGTCTGGAGAGACAGTCGTAGAATTATTCGAGGACGATAATGGCTTTTAACATTAACGATTTTACTACTGAACTGAGTAAAAATGGACTTGCTAAAACCAGCAATTTTAAAGTTGTAATGTCAGGAGATCCCCTTAAAGATATCTTCCCAGACGCTGGCAGAGATTTTTCTTTTCGTATTGAAAGCGTAGATTTCCCAGGCAGGTCAATACCCTCTTTAGATTATAAGGATTATGGAGCGCCATATAAAATTGGGGGATTAGCAAATTACATTGAAATTACTTTCGTTATAATTTGTAGTTCTGATCTTCGCGAGAGAGAATTCTTTATGCGTTGGCAAGACTTGATAACGGGTAATCATAGACAAGGCAAAAAAAGAGATTTTGATATTGGTTACTATGACGAATATGTTTGTAAAAAAGGATTTGAGATATCTCAATATGATGATATTGGAAATGAAACGTACAAAATCTCTCTAATTGATTCATATCCCACGCTAATTGGCGCATTATCGGGAAGTTGGGCAACTACCGACATACAAAAAATGACTGTCACAATGTCATACAGGTATTTCGAAGAAAAGTCTATACCAAGTCTTCCAAGTTCTTCTTCGAATAGAATACCAAAATTACCAAAAGTTAATTTGCCAACCAAGTTCCCTGATATTGATATTGCTTCAAAAGTTCCATTTCCCAAATTACCAAGAATTCCACAAATACCAAAGGTTAATTTACCCAGAATAGAAAACGCTAAAAACGAAATAAGCAAAGTTAAGAATGTTTTTAATAGATAGTGAGGTTATATTATGGCATTGCCACAACTGACTACACCTGAATATGATATAGTTATTCCGTCAACGCAAGAAAAAATTAAGTTTAGACCTTTCTTGGTTAAAGAGGAGAAAATACTTTATTTTGCGTTAGAAGGACGAGATGAGTCGCAGATTTATGATTCTATTGTTAAGATTTTAGAATCATGTATTTTGACGCCAAACATCAATGTAAATAAGTTTACTTCATATGATTTAGAGTATCTTTTTCTGAAGTTAAGGTCTAAGTCTGTCAGTGAGATTATCAATATTAACTTGAAACACGCTGATTCATCAGAGTGTCAAGCATCTACTTCGGTGCAGATTAACATTGATGACGTCAATATAAAGTTTAACGAAGAACATGTGAATGTAATTGAAATAGGCAATGGTATTGGAATTAAAATGAAAGACCCAGATGCCGCTGATATCATGAAATTAAATAATAATTTACCAGAAATAGATCGTTTATTAGAAGCACTATACAGATGTGTTGATTTTGTATATGATGAAAAAGAAACATATGACGATTTTTCTAGAGAAGAATTCAATGAGTTTATTGACAAGATGAGCCAGGGGCAATTTCAAAAAGTTGTAAAGTTCTTTGAAACTATGCCGAAGGTATCACATGAAGTTAGTTATACTTGTAAAGAATGTGGAAAAGAAGAAACAGTTGTAATTGAGGGCATGCAAAGTTTTTTTACCTAAGCCTCAGTCATGATAACTTGTATAACATGTACAGAGTAAATTTTAACATGATGCAGCATCATAATTATAGTTTGACTGAGTTGGAAAATATGATGCCCTTTGAAAGAGAAATTTATGTTCAATTGTTGATGCAATATATTAAAGAAGAAAACGAACGATTGCAGCAGGAAAAAATGTAATGGCACTACCTAATCCTAATCCTAATCCTAATGAACAATCCATTTCAGAATCAGGAAAGAGTTCAGAATCAGGAAATTTCTTATCTTCTATAGATAAGAAATTTTCAGTTTTAATTTCATTGAATAAACAGTTGCTTCAATCACAAAAAAGTTTTATTGAAATATTGAGATATGAATTTTTTGAACAGAAAAAAAGAAGAAGGCCAAATAAAGATCCTGCTGGAGGTGTAGGTGGAAAAGATAGTTTATTTGATAGTTTGAAAAAATCTCTTGGAGGTTTCAAATTTGGCGATCTTTTATTTGCAGCTTTAGCGGCTTGGGCTACAGGTTTAGATGATTTTCTTCAAATTAAATTATTACCGAGGATTATGAAGGTAATATCAAAACCATTTTTGGCTTTTGGTAAAATGTTAGACTCTCTATTCTCAAAAATTTTAAAACCATATAGAGTAGCTTCTGAGACAATTAAAAAAGGCATCGGAGAGATAAAGACTTTTTTTACAAATATTTACGAAAACGTGACCCGCGTAACTGGCTCTATAAAAGAAACTTTTGGTAAAATTACTGGTGCAATAAAAGAAGGACCGTTTGCTAAAGTATTTGGCGCAATAGGAAAATTCTTCAAATCAATCGTGGCTCCTCTATTGCCAATGGTTAAATTAATAGCAAGATTGTCAGGAGTCGGGACCATTCTTTTTGCAATCTTTGATTTCTTTAAAGGTTTTATGGCAGGGTTCAAAGAGGGAGGAGTACTTGGAGGAATTAAAGAAGGGTATCGTGAAATAATCCGTGGCTTAATAACAAAACCTCTCGATCTACTTAAAGATTTATTTGCTTGGGCTGCCGAAAAACTGGGGTTTGAAAGTTTCGCAGAAACTCTTAATTCGTTTTCATTCACTGACTTATTCAATAAATGGGTAGAAAAAATCGATGAAATTGTTTCTGGAATAGCAAATTGGTTTAAAGCTCTGTTTGCAAACCCAAAAGAAACACTTGAAAAACTGGTTGGAGATACGATTGAATGGATTACTAATTTCTCAACCAAAGTTTATGAGAAATATATTGAACCTGCTATAACCTGGGTAACAGAAAATTTTTCAACTGTTTCTGATTCGATTGGAAATCTGGTTGGAGATGCGATTGATTGGATTACTAATTTCCCAACCAAAGTTTATGAGAAATATATTAAACCAGTTGTAGACTGGGCGAAGAAATTATTCTCTTCTGAGGATGAAAAACCGGAGGATGTAGGAAAACTATCATTAGGGGATTCATTTTCTGATGTCAAAGTCATGTTTGACGATTTCAGTATAACTGATATTACGAAAAACATTTTAGCAACTGTTGGTGAAAAGATAAACAATGTTTTTCAATGGTTAGCAGAAAAAATTAATGCGATTAAATGGTTAGGACCAAAACTTTCTCCATTAATGGCAGAAGCGGGCATCACCGCTGGTTCATTTTTTGGTGCAAAAAACTTAAAAAGATTTTCAGCTGATGCTGAAGGAAATAGAGTTCTAGATGAAAGTACGATTGAAGCTCCTCCTCCTGATAGCGCTAGTTTAGAAAGTAGTACTAGACAAATGTCTCAATTTAGAGAAGCGAGCGCAGCAAGTTCATCTGTAGTCATCAATAATAATGGTGGTAATACTCAACAAAACAACGTTAGCAAAACGACACATACAGGAGGCAGCCCTAACGTTAGAGTAGATCAAGTAGGTGCTGCTTATGCTGGTTGGCTTTCGCTCGCACGCTGATAAAAAAAGAGGGGACCGAAGTCCCCTCTTCCAACCCATCTTCTATGGATTTTAGTCGTCTTCAGCGAGTTGCTTGAAAAAATCAAGACTGTCATCACCAGACGACTCTTCGCTCTCCATTACAGGAGCGGCAGCTCGACGAGGTTCAGAAGGAAAGTCCTCCTCGTCGAGGTCTTCAGCAGTGCTTGACACTGCGGAAGCTCCAAGTACACGATTGAGTCGAGCCTGCAACTCGGCATATGACTTGAAGTTCTTACGATCTAGAAACTCCTGAAGAGAATATTGAGTTGACCAGATCTTTTCGAGTTCATCGTCATCATCGGCAAGAGCACTTGGAGAATCAAACTCAGACTTATCATAGTTACGATAACCTTCAACATTGCGAATCTTCATCTTGAAGTTTGCGCCTTCCCAGAAGTCAAAAGGATTGACTGTTTCTTCATCCTCAAACTCTGGATTCATCTGATCATTCAGCTTATCGAAGATCTTCTTACCAAACTTGTATAGGAATACCTTACCCTCGTTCTCAGGATGAGAAGGATCCTTTACAACATAGATGTTTGAGATATAACTTAGGCGACGCTTCTGCTTACGAGCCTGTTCCTTACCAGCTTCATCGCCACGATTCCATAGCGTTGAGTTATACTCGCCGACTGGATCCTTTTCGTTGAGAGTGGTAAGTGAGTTCTCAATGTACCAGCCACCTGGACCCTGGAACCCATGAGAGAAAACTCGTACCCAAGGAAGATCTTCGCCCTTGGGAGAAGGAAGGAAACGAATCACTGCATATCCGTTACCTGCCTTATCAACTTCTGGCTGCCAAAAACGATTGTCAGCAGAACCTTGATTATTACTTTGAACCTTGGTCGTCTCTTCGCGTAGTTTATCGGTTAGAGACTTACGTGAACGCTTGAGTTCAGCAAAAGATGTATTCATTTATATTTCTCCGTATGTTTTAATATGTTTTGTATTTCGTCTTGTCCACACTACTCATCATATAGTAGTTTATTTATACCCTATCCTAACAAATAAGTAAATACTTTTTTCTATCTTTGTTCATACTCCTCGTGAATGAAATTTGCAATGTGGTCAATTTTACCTCGAAGTATATAGTTTTCCATGGTGAGCTTCTTGACCAGATTTCTCAACTCTCGCAGTTCTCCTTCATATCTCTCAATTTCCTTGTTCACTGAATATCTCCTTTACGATCTTTCTCATTTCCATCTTGTTAAACTTCACGAAACTCTTATACTTATTCGCACGCATGCGAGTTTCCTCCCAAACGATGTCGTTTAGTTCTTTATTCCAATAACGGGTAAAGTGTAGTATGTCATCCAGTATGATGAATGACTCTAACGTAATCTTCTTTTGAAGAAGAAGTTTAAGTAGCGGTGGATGACCTTGCTGTACTAATAGGAGATCATTATACGGTACATGGCGTATACCGCAATAATCATGAATAGTAAGCAAGTCGCTACGAAACACGTAACTAAGAGACTCATTTCTTTTCTTCCATTCAACGTAGTTATTTTCACTCTCTTGCGAGAGCAAATTACCAATCCACGTATCACTCAGAATAAAGTTACTCACGAAATAATTAATCAGTTCATTTCGCTCGTACTTCTTCGAAAGTTTACGGAAGAAGAAACGATCTTTTCTTTTCAAGAACGAATTCGTATTTGCCTTTACATTACCACTATACTTAAAAAAATCATAGTCGCCTGTGAAGTGTTGCTTCAAAGCTAGATATATCTTATAAGCATCAAAACCTTCATTCACGTCGTACATAATCATATTGGCAGCTTGTTATTCTTCTCTTTTAAAAGATTTAACTCGCTTGCCTCATACTCTAAGGTCTTCTTTATCTTTGTATTTATAAGTTTTGCTGCGGTTTCAACTTCAATGTTGTTCGTTTCGCAGTAATGGACGATTGCTTCCAGATAAGAAATCTGCTTCTCAACTACAAGTTTCTCGACGTTCATTGATAGGTCTTTTAGAGACATTAATCCCACCTGTAAAAAATATGATCTTCAATGCGAAGAGTTCTAGTTTTTGTAGATGCCCATGCAGGTTGAACATAATGAGCATGATAGTGAGTCGCGCCTTTTGTAAAGTCTGGAACGAATCGATTGTGTATCATCTTAGACAGATAATAAATCGCTTCATATTCTTCGTAGTTATGAATCTTATCAGACTTACCATCACAATACCAACTAAACTGGCATCGATGTCGAATCGGAATCAGTTCACCTGTTCCTTTCCATGAGGGTCTATGAGGACCTTCCGTCACAACTTCGCAGATGGTGTTGGGAAAGCGACTATCATCAACACGATTGATCGTCACTAACCCAACAGCCATTTTACCTGCTACAGACTGATTTCTAGCCTCATGATATATGTTGGCAGCGAGACATGAGATTTCAGCATCAGCGGCTTCTGTCTCCGGAGTGTACGCCAACAATAAGGCGAAGAGCGCTATTGTAATTTGATTCATCATAATATAATTATATTACTATCAAATGATGCAAAAGTAAACTACTTTTTGCCCTGACCGCGATACTTCTTATAGTTTCTTCGTTTTGCCTTATTCATCATCGCCTTTGAGATCATTGAGTTATTGCCACCAATACTCGTCTTTTTTCGAGTCTTAGATACCTCAACAATCGACGTACCAATACCAGACTTTTTTGCCATTATCAATCCTATTTCTTATCAGTAATGAATGATTGTAGTTTCTCTGCTTGAGCAACGATTTCTTCAGGCGTGAACATCTTAGGAAGATATTTTTCAACGTCCTTATAGAGATCTCTGTTCGTCTCCATTGCCTTATTCATTGCTTCCCATGCCATAATTGAAGCCTGCTCATATTGACGATCAAGCATATCCTTAGCCATCGAGAGTAAATCGAAACGAATTTCGTAGGGATTCTTAGCCATAATGTTTTCTCCTGTGTGTGTATGTGTAGTGTGGGAG